GCCCGGAGCAGAAGGCGGTAGGGAAAGCGGTAATCGGGCATCTGCTTACCCTTCAGTATCCGCTGGAACTGATCTACTCAAAGCAGCGCGACCCGAGCGACCGCAGAAGCCCCATGCTCCAGGAACTCGGCTTCGACACCAACACCGTGTTTCGGCCGGTGCTGATCTCCGGACTAGACCAGGCGCTCCGCGAAAGCTCGATCCGCCTCCACGACCCGGAGACGATTGCGCAGTTGCGGCAATTCGTGCGGAAGCCGAACGGCCGGGAAGAGGGCATCAGCCACGATGACGATGTGTTCGGCTTGGCCCTGTGCGTCGAAGGCCTCCCGTACGCGCGCAAGGCATTCCTCTACCGGGAAGCGCAGGACAAGCAGACCAGCACCTGGAAACCGCAGCGGTACGGACAGCAAGCGAGAGATGACGATGACGACTGAACTAGTGAGCAGACCCTACCAGCCGGATCCGGCGCAGTGCTGCGAGGCTTGCGTATTCGGAATGGGGCACCACGCGAAATGGTGCGAACACGCCTGGTGTTTCTGCGGACGCGAACGGACGAAATTGCAGGGCGTGATGGACGGATCCACGGGACAGTTGCACTACGAGATGCGCTGTCCTGTCCATTTCTTCCTCTCCTATGAAGCGGCGCATGCCTAAATCCTTCCAGATCCAGCCGGACCCGCAGCAGTGCTGCGATGCCTGTGTCTTCAAGAGCGGGAAGCATGCCGACTGGTGCCCCGTTGCGGAAGCATGGCGGCAATACTACGCGCCCATCGAAGCAGCGGGAGGCATGTCTTATCAATACAACCCGCTCAACGGACTTCCAAAATAGTGCCTAAATCCTTCCAGATCCTTCTTTCCACCGCGGAACGGTCCAAGCTCGTAACCCGCATTGAGCAGGACGCGGGCAACTGCCTGGCGACGCATCGGCGCTGGGCCGACCGCTGCGCCGGCTGGATGCAGAAGTGGGAAGCGCGCGCGGATCCTCCGGCAAAGCCCGGCGAGGAATCGAATCCCAACCACGTCGTACCGCTGCTGCAGTGGCAGTGCTTCAACAAGCTGGCGCGGGATCTGCAGGCGCTGCTGGGCGAGGACGCGGAGATCACCGCGCGCCCCACGGGCCCGCAGGACCAGAAGAATGTGGCGAAGATCGGCCGCTACATGACCAGCCGCGTGTTCGACCAGATGGAGCTGATTAACCCTCTGTGCGAATTCGAGTTTCGCCGCATCCTGAACGGGTGGGCGGCGGCCTATCGTCCCTGGTGGCGCCGGGAGTACGACTCCATCATCGGCGGCAAGCGCCAGCGCGTGTGCGACTACGAAGGTCCCGGCTTCTTCCCGCTAGAGCCCGACCATTTGATGGTCCCTCCGGAGCGCGGCGTGCGCTCGATCCAGGAATTCAGCCACGTGATTCGCCGCGTGCGCGTCACGATAGACGATCTGGTGCGAGGCGATGGCACGCTCTACCAAGGAACCAGCAAGCCCGAGATGATCGCCCGGCTCATCAACTGGGCGAAGACCGCACCGACCAACGATTACACCCTGCAGGGGCAAGCCCCCGTGATTGCAGAGCGCGAGAGATCCGAAGGCGTGGACTATGAGAACTTCATGCTGGGCCGCCGGTCTCTCTGGATCTGGGAGTGGTACGGTTTTTGGCGCCCACTGAAGAAGCGGACGAGGGACGCGGAGATTGACGACCTCGAGAACCGCGCGCAGTACGAAACCGACTTCGTGATCAAGTTCATCCCGGGGATGCGCGAAATCATCGGCGTGCAGGACCTGCTCGAGCTGTACCCCAAGATGCGCAAGCGCCGCCCATTCGTGGAATCGACGCTAATCAAGGACGGCACCTACAGGCCTAAGGGCTTTGGGGCGCTGCTCGAGGACATCGAAGACGAGCTCACCGCCAACTCCCGCCTATTCGCCGCGGCCGGCGAGCTTTCGGTGTGGCCTATCGTGTTCTTCAAGCCCGGCGGCGCGCTCAACCCAGGCCCGATGAAAATGGGCCCGCGCATGGCCTACCCAACCGACGATCCCGCCAGCGTCAACGTCATCAAGCTGAATCCGAATCTCGACTTTGCAGTCGCCCGCCAGCAAGACTTGATCACTACAGCCGAGCGGGTCACCAACATCAACGATCAGTCCATGGGCCGCGCCATGTCGCAGCCCAACGCGCCCAAGACGGCGACCGGCCAGCTCGCCTTAATCGAAGAAGGCAACGTGCGCGCCTATCTGGACTCGACGATTCTCCGTGAGGACATGGAGCAAATCATCGGGGATTTCTGGGACCTCGACGTGGATATGGTTCCCAAGACCGAGCCGGGGTTGTTCTTCCGCGTGACCGAGGAGCAAGCCAATGGGTTGTTCGATGTAAAGCAGGGCGGGGCCTTCATGAAACCCGATGAATTCGGAGGACGCTACGACTTCCGCCTGAAATTCGCTACCAGCGTCTACGCGCGCCAGCAGAAGAAAGCCGAATTCTTCACCTTCTACCAGGCCGCAGTGCTCAATCCGCTGGTGATGCAGAATCCCAAGGCCCTGTGGGTGCTGCTCAACCGCCTAGCGAAAGAGTGCGGCATCGATGACTTCGAGAGCTTCATTCCGAAGCCCCCGGATCTCGACACGCCCAAAGATCCCAAGGACGAATGGGCCGAAATGTTGCAAGGGGAGACCGTCGAGGTCAACCCGCAAGACAACGACCAGGCGCATGTGCAACAGCACGTCATGGATCTCGAAGACGAGCGCAAAGATCCAGACCGCGACGTGCAGGCCATCCAGTTAATGGTGAAACATATCCTGGACCACCACCAGCAGATGCGCATTAAGATGCTAATGCAGGCCCAGGTGCAGCAGTTGGCGCAGCACATGGCCGCCAACCCCGGGGCGCTCCAGGAACTGCAACAGCTCTACCAGCCGCAGAACCCCCAGCAGCCCGGCGGCGCCGCCAACAAAACCCCGCTCGGCGCTCCGCCGGCCGGTGCGCCCGGATCGGTCCCGCCGCCGCCCGGCCAGGTCGGATCGAGCGCCGCCCCGCAGCCGCATGAGGGGATGCTGTGACCCCTGAGCCGTACGACTCCGCCGAACTCGACGCATTGATCGAGTTGGAACGCTCCCCCGGCTATGCACTCATCCGGGCGCGGTACGAATTCATGCTCGAGCGGAAGCGTCAGGAACTCGAGAAGCCGCACGATGAAGCCAAGACGGCGCAGATCCGGGGCGAGATTGCGATGCTGCGCGATGTCTTTTGGATCATCGAGAACTTGAAACAGGAAATCCTCGCGCAGTTGAAGGAGTAAATCTATGGCGAAATTGACGATGGCGCAACGGCGCGCCCTTCCCAAATCCGACTTTGCGGTCCCCTCGAAAGCCCCTGGTCCGGGATCGTACCCGATGCCCGACAAAGGCCACATGGTGGCGGCCAAGAGCATGTCGTCGCGCTTCGGAAGCCCCGCAGACAAGGCCGCCGTGGCGAAAAAAGCAAAGAACAAATTTGGAAAGCCCAAGTCCGCCTGGGCCGGTGTCGCCAATCAGATGTTAGGAAGGCAATGAGGATCGGATTCCGTAAGCCGGGGCTGGTTTTTGTGGTCTACCTCAGACGCCAGTTTTCGCTCGAAGTGTGGATCAGGCGGGTAGGATTCGGTTTCGGGATGAATCCTAAGTTTGAGGTGTGGCACTACTGGGGACCTTCCAGATGAACCGCGGCGGCCCGCTGCTGATCGTGGCGGCGCTGATTGCAGGCTTCTTCGTGGGTGGCCGGCTGGCGGCGGGAAATGCCGGTTTCGAGCTGCCTATGCGCTGGAATCTCTTCGCCCGCCACGCCAATGCCTATATCCAAGTGCTCGAAGCGAACCCCGCGAAACGGCAGCAGAACAAAGACCGGCTTAACCGCGAGTGGGAGGCATTGTACCGCTGTGAGTGTTTTTAGCCCAGCCTTCTATATCGGCGTCCGCTGCCATTATTGCAACAAATTCCGAGCGCCTTTCGACATCCTGCACCAGCCGGGCGGCGTACAGATCTGCACCGGCTGCGAGCAGCGGCACCTGGAAGCGCTCGAAGCCATCGGTACCGGCAACTTTCTGGGGGAGTGCTCGGAGTGCCACAAGACCGCAGAGCAGTTGCACAGTCCGAGCGGCCAGATGGCAATGCACTTTGAAGACGGCAAGTACCGGGCTATGTGCGTCGAGTGCGATCGCGCATACGTCCCCAAGCGCCGCGAGTTGTACGGGGAAACCGAGTACGGCCACGGTCTCAAATTGAAGTAGGCCGGATTAACGGCGGAAGTCCGAAGATCATTCGTTCCTCGGCTTCAACTCTGTCGCGTATGGACTGCGCCAACGTTTCACAAATCTGATCCTCGATAACTCCCCGTCTGGTGACCTCTTTCGATAAGAGCACCTCATCCGGGATGATTGCCCGCCCGTCCATAGAACCAGTTTAACGTCCTCTCTGCCGATGCGCGAACGTCTCCACCGGAGCTTCGAGCACGCGCAGGTAATACCAAAAAGGAGAATATGATACCCGAGCCAGTGGTCGAAGCCGACCCTAAAAACCCTCCTGCGTCCCAACCGGGCCAGGGCAAAGATAAAGACGCCTACACGCCTTTGAGTAAAGAACAGGCAGAGTCGCTACAACGCGAACGCGATGAAGCCAAAGAATCGGAGCGCTACTGGGCGGGAATGGCGCGCAACGGCGGCGGGAGACAGGCCGAGTCCGCCGGGGAAGTGAACAACGATCCCGACGCCAACGAGTTCCTGGACCCCGAGGCCAACGGCGGAATCGACGGCGACACCCCGGAGCAATTGGTGGATGAACTGGCGGCCAAGGGCGTAGGGGCCCTCAAGGCGCGCGGCTTCGTGACCGCGGCAGACGCCCAGAGGCTGGCCACGGACATAGCCCTGAAGGTCTCCCGGGAATTGATCGCCCGGGAACGTGGCAAGATTACCAGCGACAACACGCTCATGTCGGACTTCCCTGAGTTGCGGGACAACGAATCGGATCTCTTCAAGGCAACCAGGGCCATCTACCAGAAAGCCATCGCCATGGACCCAGAGGCCCGCAAAACGCCGGTAGCCCTGTATCTGGCGGCCACCGCAGCCAAAGCGGCGCTCAAACCGAAAGCGCCGGCCAAACCCGCGGCGCTCGACCCGGAGGAAGAGGACCTGTACGAGCGGGCGGGCGAAACCGAAGCCGAACGTCGGCAGCGCATCGCCTCGCAGACCCCCAACAGAAACCGGGGCGACCTCGACGACAGCGATACCGCGATCGGGCCCGAAGCGCGGGCGGTGCTGAAACAGATGGGCGGAGTTACGGATGAACAGTTCCTAGCGTCCAGGAAAGAGACGGCCAATATGCGAGGGAGGCGAAGGTAATGTCGAAATCGAAAAGCGAGCAGATCCGCGAGAACCAGGAGGCGGCCGGCATTCCCGACTCGCGCACGTTTACGGCGCCGGACGGCGAACTGGAAGGCGGCGTGTCCCGGATCCGCCAGTGTCACATCAACGGCGTACTCATTGGCGAGATGCCCTTGGGGCCGGAAGTGCTCTCCGCGCTGGACTACTGGGCGACCGATGAGGGTATCGCCGAACGCAACGCACGGCCGGAGATGCGCGAACCGAGCGGTATTTCACTGGGAGTCGACGGCTTCGGCAAAGCCTTGCAACAGCGGCGCGATGACGTGAAAGACCGCGACATCAATCTCTACGAGGCCCGCGACCCCTTCAAAGAAGCGGCCCAATTCGCAGGCCCGAACATGCGGCCCAAGATGCTCTCCGGGGACGCCATCAAAAACGGGGGCACCGGGGACTGGGACATCGTGAAGTATCCAACAGACCACGCGCGGGCCGGCGAACCGGTGAAAGTGCGCGACATGGTACTGGGCCAGATGCCCGAAGCCAAAGCGAAGGCGCGTAACGAGCATTACCGCGCCCGCGGCAACAATATGCTGAAGCAGATCAGTGAAAAGTGGAAGGCCGAAGGCGGCAAGACCGCCGTAGCCGATCAGTAAATCAAGTGTTTGTGATCGGGGCACAAGAAGAGCATTTGGGGCATAAGGAAGTTCCAGCCTTCCCCTAAATCGTCCGCCGGTAACAGACGGCGGCAACTCTTCACAGCGCAGTAAATCGGCCTCAGATCCTCTAACGTCAGTCTGATCATCCGCACTAGTTCAACGTACCACGCGAAGCAGGCGCGTCCAGCGGTAAGACCGCCGTAGCCGATCAGTAAGCACCAAACGGGACAGGGGTACGGGCCTTACTCGGCAACCGATATCGGCTAGCCGACCATACCGTCCTTCGGCTCTCCGCCCCGTCTGGTCTGCGCAGTAAGCGACTTTTATTAGAACACGCGAAGCAGGCGCGTCCAGCAGTACCGTCCCTCTAGGGCACCCGGACGCGGTTTCCACCTCGACCCAGCCAAGGTCTTCGCTCCTTTGAGGCAATCGCAAATCACAGGAGTGAAATCTCTATGGCAAACGTAAACTCGGTCTTCGGCTTCCGGCCGACGATGCGAACATTCACCGGAGGCTCGGGCACCGGGATTCCGGCTCACAAAATCGTGGGCGATGGCGTGGCTCTCTACATCGGAGATGCTGTCAACCAGGCCAACGGCGCCACCAAATCCACCCGCGCCATCAAGGCCGCAGCCAACGCCGGGACGAGCGTCGTTCTGGGCGTCAACCTGATCTACGGCGCCGTCTCGACGCTCACCGACCACATCATCGTGCTGGCCGCCAGCGCCATCTTCCTGGCGCAGTTGGACGGTTCGTCCAACAACTACACCAACGCCAAAGCCAGCTACAACGCGAACCTCAACTTTTCGGCGGGCAGCGCCACGACCAAGATCTCTGGTATGGCTTTGGTCGAATCGACCATCGCCACCACCAACACGCTCGACGCCAAGATGCGCGGCCTCTACCAGTCGCCCAACAACACGTCCGGTCAGTACGCGGTCGTGTATATGAGCTTCAACAACTTGGTCGATGCGGACCAGAAGGCGGGCATCTAAATGCAAATCAGAGGCCAATTTTCCGATTTCTTCTTTGAAACGATGCTCCCGGCTCTCAATGCCAAGATCTGGGCCAACTTCAAAGCCAAGCCCCCGATGTATACCAGGGTGCTCAACACCGACACCACCGCGCGCTCCATCGAGCAGTTCTCGCAGATGGTCGGAGTCGGATTGCCTACTGCGGTAGGCGAAACCGAAGACACCCCCACGGACAACTTCATTCAGGGGTTCAACAAGACGTTCCGCCCCTTGAAATACGGGCTGGGGATCGCCGCCTCGCAAGAGTTGGTCGAAGACGATAAGGTCGGCATCATCAGCCGCCGCTCAGTCGCTCTCGCCAATTCCATCGCCCAGGCGCGCGAGATTCAAGCAGCCAGCGTTATCAACAACGGCTTCTCCTCGACGGATGCCAACGGCAACAGCACGCTTTGCCCGGATGGCAAGGTGCTTTTTGCCTCCGACCATCCTCTGATCAAATCCGGCGGCACGCAATCGAACCTGCTCTCGAGTGCGGCCGACCTGGACGTCACCTCGCTCGAGCTGGCGCTGACCGACTGGGAACTGATCAAGACGCATGAAGGCTTCTACCAGATGCTGCCCACACCCCGCGTGCTGGTAGCCTCGCAAAACAGGTGGAACGTGGCGGAAATCCTGAAGTCTCAGATGCGCTCCGACACACCGAACCACACTGCCAACGCTTTCCAGTACACCGAAACCGGCGGCACTATCGAATCCATGTGCTGGGCCGGATTCCTCACAGATCCGGATGCCTGGTTCCTGATCGCTCCTCCCGACCAGACCGAGTTGCTCTGGCTCGACCGCAAAGCTCCCTACACCAAAGCCGATTACATCGAGAAATCGGAAACCGGGATCATTTACATGCGGTATCGCGCGACCTTCGGCAATCACGGCTGGGCCGGCGTCTACGGCACTCCCGGCGCGTAGTTCGTTTCCTCTCCTTGCTCCGCGGGGAGTTCTCAACCGCTCCCCGCTTTTTTTCAACCCACTCACCAACACAGAACAGACGGGACCACCATGTCATTTCCATCGGATACGCAGCGGGGCATTCCCGCTTGGCTTGCCAAATTCGGGCCGACGCTCTTCAGGGCCCGCTATCGCGCTTCGGTAGGCGACTCCAACGCCGCCACCAAAGTGCCCGTGATCATTCAAGGGGCGCCCTCGCAGACCGCCAACCTGTTCGAGTGCTACGACTCGGCCAAGAACCTGCTGGCCGCGATCGACGCCTCGGGCGTGGTGACTTCCGCCGGCGGCGTGACCAATCCCTCCGCCAATAGCCTTGCCATCTCGACGCTAGTGCGGGGTACCAACGGGCAACTGCTGATCGGGCAGACCGGGGCAGCGACGGCGTACGAGACCGTGACCGGGGACGTCGGCATCACCGCGGGCGGGGTTACCGCCCTCGCCTCGAGCGTATTGAAAGTGGTCAGCGTCAGTTTGACCAACGCCAATATCAAGAACCTGCGAGCCACGCCGTTTCAACTCGTTGCGGCACCCGCCGCCAACTTCATGCTGGAGTTCATTTCCGCCAAATTGCTGCTGGTGGCGGGAATCAATGTGCTCACCGAAGCGGGCTACAACCTGGCGGTGAAGTTCACCGACGGCTCGGGCGCGCAAGTGTCCCAGACCATCGAATGCACGGGGTTCATCGATCAGGCGACCAACACGATTACTAACGGGCTCCCCAAGATCGACGCCATCGTGCCGGCCGCCTCCGCGTCCGCCGCGGCGCTGGTGCTCCATAACCTGGGCGGCGCTGAATTCGGCGGCAATGCGGGCGTCGACGCCACCATGAAAATCGACATCGTGTACCGCGTACACGCGACGAACTAAAAGGACCAACCTATGTCAACCGTCCAATCCGACGCCACCGTTACGATTGCCGCCGGGGCTACCGGCCTATCCACCGCCGTCAACGTGGGCAACAAAGTTCCGGTAGCCGTGTTTGTTCCGGCGGCCTGGGTCTCGGCTGCGCTGAGTTTCCAGGTCTCCTACGACCAGGGCACCACCTGGGCCGACTATTTCAATTCCGCCGGCGTCGAGGTCTCCGTGTCGGCCGCCATCATGGGCGCGGCGGCGACGGCGGCGCGGCCGGTCACGCTCGACCCCTCGGACTTCGCCGGCGTCATGTTCCTCAAACTGCGCTCGGGCGTCTCTGGCGCCGCGGTGGATCAGACCGCCAGCCGGAAGGTGCAGATCTACACCCGCAAATTCTACCCGGTAGGCTAACCATGCGAAAACTCTGGCTCCTTCTTTTCATAGCCCTGCCTCTTTCCGCTCAGTTTGGCAACAATGCCAAGAAGTGGATGGGGCTATCGTTGTGCCCCAGCATGTCGACCGTCTCAACCAACCTCTGGATACCGCAGTGGGACTCCACGAACTTGTGCTGGAAAGCTGCGGCCAACGGGGGCGCTTCCGGGAGCGGCCTATCCTCCTTCACGTCGCCCAACTCCTCGGTGACCATCGGCGGCACTCTGCTTGATCCCACGGCAGATATCAATACGACCTATACCAACGGCCTCTATCCGCAATTGGGCGCGGGCAATACCTACACGGCGGGATCTAAGCAGAGCTTCAATCCGAGCGCGACAACGGCCGGTGCGCGCATCGTTCCAGGGGCTTGGTTTAGTGCCCCCATTGCCGGGGATCAAGGAGTCAATGCGGCGGGAGATTTCGGAACCAACGACGGCGTAAACAACCGATTTTATTTTTACATTAACGCCGCCGATCCTAACGCTCCCGGACTCCCGACCGGCACAGATCTTTTGCTTCGACCTTGCGAAATTGTCATCGGCAGTTTGGGCACGGGCTCTACCGCATTGGCGACAGACAACACGCCGGTCAGTCTATGCGACAGCCCCTTCACCGGATCTCTGAAGATCACCGAGGTCAAGTGCTATGCAGACTCCTCCACAGGAGCGCCAGCGGTGGAACCGAAGATCACAGGCGGCGCGGCGACCTCGATTCTGACTGGCCCAATCGCCTGCGGAAACGGCGCGTTTGGGAGCGCGGGCACGCTCAACGGATCTCCGGTGCAAACCACCGATCAGAGTATTGACGGCGTGATCACCACGGCGGGCGGAACGGCGAAGTACATCATCATCCGAATCAAGAGGTCCCTGTGAGACTGGCCATTTTACTTTGCATCGCTTCGCGTCTTTTCGGAGCGCAGGGATTTGTGAACGCGGCAATTCATGAGGCCTTAGACGACGTTAGTGTGAGTATCTCGTTGACCTCGCCAAACGCCGTTTACTGCCTAACGCAGGCGAGCAACACCTCCGTGATTACTTCCGTGGGTGCCGATGATGGAGCGGGACATACATTCAGCCTTACCGGAGCAACGCAATTCTCCGATATCGCCAACATGCAGTGGTTTTATGCCATTCGCGTGGTAACCACAGCCACGTATACGATCACGTCATCTTATACGGCTGGCGGCACTTTTCGGGCCATCACTTGCTACGAGGTGTCTGGTGTTCCTGCGACAGGGGTGGTGGACGTCAATAACGCCGCTGGAACTGCCGGGTCGGGAACATCGTGTACGACCGCTTCCTTCAGCACGGCTCAGGCGAGCGAGGTGGTGGTGGTTGGCGTGGCCCCGGCCGCAGCATCCCAAACCTTTAGCGCGGGAGCTGGGTATACGATGCCGGCTATTTCTATGACGTTTTCGGGAAGCGAATACCAGGCATTCTCATCGCCACAGGCCGGGGTTGCCGCGACGGACAACTACAGTTCCAACGTTGCCAGTATGTGCCTGGCGTTCAGCATGAAGGACAATGCCGCGACTGCCTCCATACCGATGAGGAGCATTCAATGAAACTTGCCCTCTGCCTCTTGCTTTCTGGCATCGCATGGGGCCAGTTGAGCCCCTACACGGACCAGACCGTCCTACTTCTGGACGTGGGCGCGAAGGACGTAGCCGTAACCAACCTCGACGCCTTGGGCGGCGTGCAGCATATTCCTCTGCCGGTGGACGGGACGCACCGGGCTAGAGTGTGGCTGTCGCGGTACTCTCCCTGTCCAGGATCTACGGTTCCGGGATTTACAGACACGCATTGCACTGCACCGGGGGGTTCCGCGACTGCCTGCACTGGTTCTTGCGCGATCTCTCTACATCAGGAGTATGGGCCGTACTCCCGCCGCTTCTCGATTTGTGATTTGGCTGGGACTACCTGTGGAACCCCAAGCTCCTTCGAGCGCATGCCAGCGGTCAATCCGGCTCCCACCAATTCTCCCTATACCGTCCCGCTCTACATTTATGGGACCGGGGGAAACCAGAAAAGTTTCAACGTCCCAATTGCTGGCGGGCAGACCGTGAGCGGTTTACGGCTATGGACATGGTTGTTCCAGACGCCGCGCCGAAAATTGAGCGTTGGCTTCAACTCGCAGCCGATGAAGCTGATCGACACGGTAAACGTAATTAAGGTGACCACTAGCGGGACCGTCTGCACGATGGTAACCGACCGTCCGCACGGCTTGAGCAATGGGCAGTTGGCACAACTTAACTTCTTCAATACCACATGGTTCAGCGATGGCGGCCAAGCACAACTAAATGGAAACTTTAACGTGACCGTTGTGGACGATTCCACGTTTACCGTGCCCTGCACTCTGAGCGCAGACGCTAGCGGAACGCATTGGACCACAGGCTCCAATTGGAATGCCGACCTGCCCCCAGCCCAGGTGGGCTACGCAACAGGGAAGACGGTGAGCGGAACGGTGTTCTATTCAAGTGAGGAGAAATTCTTTGGCGGGATGGATTCCAACGGACAGGCTTTTATGGCCACCGTGCCTATCGGCGCATCTGAATTGACGGCAGGGGCAACAAACGTCGTGAAGTTCCAATACAACGGAGCACCCACAGGAGCCAGCCTGAACCAATGGGTGCTTGACTGGAACGTCGTAGAGCCCGACAAAGAATTGGACCAGATCGTGGTGACCGGCCTCAATGCCGTGGCGCGGACCACCACGAACTTCACCTGCGTAGTGGGCGATACGTACATTATCCAGAATGCTCCTGGCCCACTATGGCGCTTCAATCTGGAACGGGTCGTTACGGCTTGTCCGGACGGAACTGGCGCGAATGCCAGCACGCATTTTACGTTCTTGTGGGGACCAGACACGGACGGATTTCAAGAATATGAAACTCTGACGCAGACGCCGAGCACTACGTCCACCGATCCGTTCTATACTGCACCTGGAACCTACGTGGTGCGCACGGCTCGCGACACAACGATCACACCGAACCAGCATATGTACGCAGCGCGAGCGATTATCGCCAAGAGCAATTTCGTAGCGTATAAACCATCGGTGGAAAATCGCGTCTCCGCTGGAAGCGTGAGCAACGGGCACACGCTATTCGATACGGTTCCGATAAAGACCAGGAATCCCTATTTCAACCACCAGGAACTTACGCCATGCGCTGGTTGTCACATGGATGGAGGCTTCTCGTTTAAGTACGGCCAGGCTCCTTCTGACGTGATCCACTTCGGCGCGGTGCAGGACGGGTTCTCAGATTCTGACGCAGAGGATATTCTCGCCTACATTCAAAGCAATACCCTCACCCCGCCCGTGCGAAGCCGGTGGTGGAATCCTCTGCTACAGGGGGGTAAGACCTGCGGCAGTATTTCGTCGGCCGATCGTTTGGCAGGAAATGGCATCCGCTGGAAGTTGGTGTACGATCAAGACCTACCAGAGTACCTGATCCCTGGAGGCTCGTTTGCCAAGTGGGCGGCGAACCAAAACTTGGATTTTTTCTGCATCCCGTTGCCGATCACCAACCCGCATTGGATTCGCTGGTTCCCAGCAGAACACCCCTTGGATTTCTTTGCGTCGCTCGGCCTGGACTTCACCGCACAGGCGGCCTGGACAGATTACGTGGCATACAAGGCGGCGCTTAAATTTGGCGCAGCGAACAATTTCACGCAACTCGAAAAAGGAACCCTGGGGGGGTCCGGTGTGGCTTACCGGATCGGTGCAGCGGCAGGAACCGACGATGCAAAATTGACGGCCCCAAACACGCAGGCTTGGGACTTGAACGGTTTGGCATTCAAGACTACAGGCGTGGGAAGCTGCACTTCCACTAATGTTGAGGTGGGCGCTGGAGGCGCATCGTCCAACGCCGTCTCGATCACGGAAACTCTGCACCATAGCCTCTTCGTCCTCACCACGTCAACATCAGGGGCCACCGCTACAATAGGAGACACAAAAGGCGAGACCTTCGTTGCGACGCTAGGATCTCCGTACAGCGGGAGCGCGGGTCTTCCGACGCTCTATTATTCCTGGTACGTCAAGGACACCGGGGCGGGAGCCAATACGATCACGGCAGCGTACTCAGGGAGCAATCAGTACCCGGCGTTATCGGTCGTAGATTGCTCCAACGTGGACCACGTGAACACCTTCGACGCGCAGCACTCGGCCAGCGGATCGGGTACGGCAGGCTACGTTAGTAGCGGAAACTTCACAACGTCGGCGGCAGGCGACATCATCATCGGCTGGGGAAACTACGCGGCGGCTGGAGGATTTCCGGCCCCCTCGATCTTGACCGCCTACGAAGGCAACGCAAACTATCTCGGCAATCTCGTTTCTCCGTCCCCGGATATTAGTGCGGCGAAGGCAGCCACTGGCATTTTCGATTATAAGAACACTCCGAGCCGTGGAATGGCCTGCTATCAAGCCCCGACCTTTGTGTGCCAGGCTAGCCACTACCTCAGCATTTGGTGGTCTAACCGAACTCTCGAACTGATCCAGGCCATCGCGGGACTGGGAGGCAAGCACGATACGATCATTGCCGACTACATGTTATCCAGCCAGGGATTGACGCTCGATTCACATTCCGGGGCTTACACTCCAAACGGCTATTTCACCAATGCCCTATTCGACACTGGCCCGCATAAAGCAAATATCGGAGACAACTGCTTCCATCTCCAATTTCAAGGGCTCTTCACCTGCGCGAATACGATCCTGGATACGGCGATGTGGTATATGCTGCAGTTCCAGCAGGGCAACCGGAACCACTTCGCCAGTGGAGACAATCCGATCGACGTTCCCTATAACTACCTTTTCACTGGAGGCCTGTCGGGCTCTCGCTCTATGTTCTGGATGAGTTGGATGGGCAATTCGCAGAACGCTCAAATGACGTGGGGTTGGCCGAACATGAACAACATGGACATGACCTATTTAGCCGGCAAGTTCATGATCGGCGGGCTAAACACCCAAGGTCACGATCAATTCATCACCGAAGCGGAAAAGGCCACGGTGATGAACGAGTGGGTGCAGCAATTCTTAGAGCTTAAAGCGCGGTTCACGGTCGCCGCCGATTGGCAGACTAAGTTCCCCTGTACGTCACCATTGGCTGGCGGCGCAGCGTTGGCTTGGGGCACCAGTTCTAGTCAAATCTGCCAGGATTGGGCCATGACGCTGCCGATCCTCAACCACTACAACAGCGGAAATTTCGCTG